GATTTGCTTTATCCTGTACAACCAGAATGTTTGCAAAGTATTGCAACTTACGTTTCTGTTTACGTGCAATTTCCTTATCGGATTCTACACCAGAGTTCCAGTATGCAGAGTTCATTTCTGATACAGGATCGTTTTGTCCAATGGTGGTGAGAGAGTTCTCAATATACCATTGACCAGTAGGGCCTTGAAACGCATGGTTCCAGACTTTTGCCCAAGGAAGGTCTTCACCTTCAACAGCTGGAAGAAAACGAATAACGGCATAACCATTACCTGATTTATCTACCACTGGTTTCCACAGACGTTCATCTGCATAGGACTTCTTTTCTTGTGGGGCATTTTCGGTTTGAACTGCACCGAGCAGTTTGTCCAAGGAATTGGACTTTTTCATTGTAGCTAACGACATATGTATTCTCCTTATGTTAATATATGCGATTTATTATTGTATACGTAGTGTATCACAAAGTTCTGCTTTTGTCAAGTCTCTTATCACAACTTTATCAGTTAAGTAACCATGCTTGGAACTTGAAGCTCCAATATTATGTTTAGGTTCTACCCAATAAAATTGTGTATTCGTAAACTCTTTAAAAACAGATACCAACTGTTTCACCCAATTTTGTGGATTGAAACCCTTTGCATCTGATGGTAAATAGTAGTTTGTTCCTTTATATATATTATTTAATAATTCATTTTTAGCAGATAAATCAAAACCTAACATATAAACTTCTGTTGCCCCCTGTTGACAAGCAAGATGTAATGCAGTAGTCCCTGCAGCCCATCCTCTAGGAGATTCTATGTTTTTAACAGTATCATTATCATCAACATAGGTTATCCAAACTCCAACATCTTTTGTCAATTTCTTTTGCAAATCATCCATATCTAAATTTGCATTTAGTTCTTTCAATGCATCGATTCTCTGTTGTATGGTGGCTGGGTCTTTTCCTTGTATCACACAATTATCAGTTTTGTTTTTACTCCTATGAATAAAATTTGGTGGTAAGTCAAATCCCATAAGAGTCATTTCTGCAACTTCTGCTGGTAATACAGACCAATCTGCAAACCAACAATTGTGTGTTTTTTGATATTCAGAGTCATAAATTTCCTGTTGCATACCATAGTCCATTGCAACAAGGTTGTCTACATCACCATCACGATAGATTGCATTACAGCCCCAAGTAATAACATCATTAGACATTATTTTTTTCTCACATGGTTTATACCATGATCTTGATTCACCGTTTCCTATTACTAAGGCTTTTGACATTATATATCTCTTAGTGCTTCCCATGATACAGGAAACATTTCTTTTCCTATCTCATCTATTTGGTTAGCAACCATTTGAGTTTCAAGTTGTGTGTCTGGTTTGCATCGTAGATTGCATACACGAGCAAATGCCATTAGTGTTCCACTCCAATACCATTCAGTATACATTGATTGTGGTAAGACCATTCTGGCCATCTCTGGTGCAATTCCAGCTTTTAACATATTTTTATATGTTTCGTTGCACCATTGATATGTAGAACTTACACCATATTCTACAGTTTCATCAGAAGAACCTTGCTTCTTATTCTCAGCTGCAAGTCTCCATTCTTTAGGTTCATAAAACTCTACCGCATCATCAACATAACGCCTTGATACTTCATTCCATACTAGACCAACTTGATGTTTGACTAATTGTCTTGCAACAAATATAGGAGCCTTGATATGAAACTGTATAGATGCATGACCAAAGGGACTCCAGTGATTATGTTTTGCAAGGTAGTTGATTAATTTCTCATCTTGAATAGACAACAAACCTTCTACAGGCCCTGCTTCTGGAATCGATTCCCATTCAGATGTTTTTGCAAATGATACTCTTGCGGCATTAACCACAGAAAGATCACTTCCCATTTTATCTACAAATTTAACTTCCATATTATTCCTCTTTAATGGTGCCGGCGGCAGGGATCGAACCCACGACCTATTGATTACAAATCAACCGCTCTACCAACTGAGCTACGCCGGCGTTCCATTTAGTCACGCTTGTTGTTAAAGCGATCATTCCTTCTTGGTTGATTTCCTTTTTGACTAGGAAAACGAGTAGCAATTTTCGTGACTCTTTCACGAAGCTCGTCACTTAGACTAACCAACTCAGCATTATCAAATTGTAATGCCTTAATTTGATTTTCTAGAGCAGTTACTTTGCTCTCAAAAAATCCTTCTTCACGAATGGTAGGATTACCATCCAAGTGTACTGTAAGTTCCATTTAACTGGACTCCTCTATTAGTTTCAGTAGTTTCATTCTATACAAGTTTTTATTAATTGTCAAGAACCCTTTGTAATTTTCCATCAATTTTTTTAAATCAATCCATATAATATCGCCTTCTAATAGTTTATCCCAATTCTTACCGTATTCAACAAGCTCATCCAATACAATCATAGTTTCTAATGATACTCTACTACCTAAAAACTCTTTTAATAGTTTTGGATGATTGTTACCTTCAACTTCAAATAGAGGCTGAAATTCTTTTATGTAAGGACTTAACTCTATTATAAATTGTTCAAAGAAGCCTGATCTTTTAAGTAACCACGATTTGTAATTATCATCACTAAAGTTAGCAATGTATCCTCTTTTATCTTTAATGAAATTAGAGATATAATAGTTTTTTATTTCAATTGTAGTTTTATATTTTCTTGAAAGTTTGACAAAGAAATGCCTGTCTTTACGTTTGAAGAAAGAATCTCTGGATACTTTAGTTTTACCACCATACTTATTAAAGTCATAGTCTTTTCTACTAAAATGTGCTTTCATTGCACAATACATAATGTAAACGTCAATCGGTTCCATCATCTTTTTTATATCCGTCTTCATCTACTCTTCGACTTGTTGCGGGGGCAATACTGGATGCAATAAAACTTACTGCAGCCAACATCGGAATAACATATATCATTTTATCTGTAAGATAAGCAGTAATATATGTAGGGATTAATACTATGATTGCTTGTATTAATCCTTTAAACATTACTCTACTGGTTTCTTTAATTTAAAGATGATGTATGGATCACTTCCTTGAACCTGTAAAGAAATATTCTTGTCTTTAGGGTCTAAAGGTTGTGAGCCAACATAATTCCATTCATAACCCTCTGCAACTTGTTTTTCAAACTTTTGAATAGCTTCTGAATTTTGCACAACGAATAGTGATCCTATTAGTGGTACGAGTAATAATAATGCAAACATTTATATTTCCTTTTTAAAAATGTCTAGAAGGTCTGTATAACCACCAATGTGATTATTTCCTTCATCATAGATTTGTGGCACAGTTTTATGGCCTTGTTCTTTAAGTAAAAGTCTTTCTTCATTATCAAAATCAATATTAACTTCCATAAAATCAATATCATTTTCTTTCATTAAAGATTTAGCCATGTCACAGTAAATACAAGTTTTTCGTGTATAGATTTTATACATTAAACTGGTAACTGTGCCTGTCTTGGAAGAAAGTTGAGCTCTCTAGCGTTTGCTTCAATCTTTTCTTTAAGACTTTTGGATATAAGAGAACTCACCGTATCTGGTTCAATCCCTTGTTTATCACAATGCCAAAGAACAGCTTCCATATGAGTTATTCTTTTTTCTCTCGCAATACTTTCAATCTCTAATGAAAAAGTTTTTGTATTATTCATCTCATGTAGTCCAATATTAATTAATAAAAGTTGGGGGTTAACCATAGACCCCCACGGATGTATTACGACATCACCCGAAAAACATTACGCTGAGCGTAGTGCTTTGTATCCAGCTGCAACAACTGCTCGTGTTGGAGTACCAATCATGTACTTCATATAAGACGCGCCATCAAAAGATGATACACGCTTATTCAAGTAGATTGATAAACCTTCTGAACGAAGTTTACTAATAACCGAGCGAACATTCTTAACACCATAACGTGCAGTAATCTGTTTTGCGGTTAGTTCTGCACCGTTAACAAGTGCGTTTTCGACCCGAGCGGCCTGTGTGGTAGCGGTAGTGGTAGTGGTAGTCATTTAAATGTTTTCCTTAACATTACGAAATAAGCTGAAACTATTTCAACTTTTAAAATGGTAGTTTTTAGTCCTATAAAAGAGAACTACCAAACTCTATTAAGTGTCGATATAGGAATAGGTTCCCGTCACTTAAATTCGTATTATAACAGAGTATAACATAACAATAGTAATATGTCAATACCCTTTTAAATAAAGTGGGAGATTTCTGTTGCTAGGTATCTCCCGAACCCCGACAGATTATGCAGCTAGTGCAAAACCCTCATATGATACATTATCGTTTGCATCTATAGTTTTTGACCAATAACGGAGTCATCCGA